TTTAGTATTTTATGGCATGCCATTATTAGCAGAGAATAATAAACCTAGATTGTTATATTATTTAAAAAGAAGAGGTTATAGAGGTTTTAGCATGAATCGTCCAGATAAAATTTGGAATAGATTATCTACTACTGAAAAAGAAATAGGTGGAATACCAAATTCTAGTGAAGACATTAAACAAGCTCATGCTGCGGCGATTGAAGCATATATAGAAGATTATGTAGGATTTAACAATGATAAGTATGGTGATATGTATCATCAGAAAACATTAGAAGATTGGGCTACGTTTAATATTAATAATAGAACTAAACACGATGCTTCAATTAGTTCTGGATTAGCTATAATGGCTTGTAACAAAAATAAATACAAACCAAATCCAGATGTTAAGAGAAAATCTATAGATCTAGGAATTAGAAGATATGATAATAAAGGAATAATGTCAAAAATAATAAATAAATGAAAGTTTACACTAATACACAAAGTGCGTTTCCTGACCAAGTAGTTCCAGATGATGTAAAAGTAAGTTATGATTATGGACTTCAGGTAGGTAGAGCTATTGAAGGTGAATGGTTTTGGGCTGGGAGATCTAAAAATAGATTTCATGAAAGTTATACTTGGTTTCACAACTTAAGACTTTATGCAAGAGGAGAACAATCAATTCAAAAATATAAAGATGAATTATCGATAAATGGAGATTTATCTTATTTAAATCTAGATTGGAAACCAGTTCCTATAATCCCTAAATTTGTAGATATAGTTGTAAATGGAATATCCCAGAGAACGTATGATATAAATGCTTTTGCTCAAGATCCAGTTTGCAGTAAGATTAGAACAGAGTATGCAGAGAATTTATTAATTGATATAAACGCTAGGGAGTTCTTACAGAAAGCCCAAGATATGTTGGGTATAAATGCATTTAGTTCTGCAGATCCAAACAATGCTCCAAGAGATTTGGAGGAATTATCAGTGCATTTACAAATGGACTTTAAACAAGCTGTTGAAGTAGCAGAAGAAGAAGTTATTAATCAAGTATTAGAGAAAAACAAGTACGAACAAGTAAGACAAAGAATTAATTATGATTTAGCTGTAATAGGTATTGGAGCAGTTAAAACATCATGGAATAAATCTGAAGGAGTAGTTATAGATTATGTAGACCCTGCTAATCTAGTTTATTCTTACACTGAAGATCCAAATTTCCAAGACATTTGGTATGTTGGAGAAGTAAAAGGAATTAGTTTAGCTGAGTTGAAGAAAGAGTTTCCTGAATTAACCCCTACCGAGTTAGAAGAGATTGAAAAATATCCTGGAAATCAAGATTACACTCGTAACTGGAATGGTAAGCAAGATAATAACACTATTCAAGTAATGTATTTTGAATATAAAACTTATACTAATCAGGTTTGGAAAATAAAGAAAACTAACACTGGGTTAGAAAAAGCTATTGTAAAAACAGATACTTTTAACCCACCACCTTCTGATAGTTTTGATAAAATTGAACGATCTATTGAAACTCTATATTCTGGAGCAAAGATACTAGGACATCCTATGATGTTGAAATGGGGATTTGCTGAAAACATGACTAGACCATATGGTGATACAGTAAAAGTTAATATGAGTTACTCTCTATGTGCTCCTAGAATGTACAAAGGTAGAATAGAATCTTTAGTTAGTAGAATAACTGGATTTGCAGATATGATTCAGTTAACTCATTTGAAATTACAACAAGTATTATCTAGAATAGTTCCAGATGGAATTTTCTTAGATATGGATGGATTAGCAGAAGTAGATTTAGGTAATGGAACTAATTATAATCCTGCTGAAGCATTAAATATGTTCTTTCAAACAGGTAGTATAGTAGGTAGATCTTTAACTCAAGATGGTGATCCTAATAGGGGGAAAATACCTATTCAAGAATTACAAACATCTGGAAGCGCTAACAAAATAAATGGTTTAATACAAACGTACAATTATTATCTTCAAATGATAAGAGATGTGACAGGGTTAAACGAAGCTAGAGATGCCAGTACGCCAGATGCTAACTCATTAGTAGGGTTACAAAAATTAGCAGCAGCTAATTCTAATACAGCAACTCGTCACATATTACAATCTAGTTTATTTTTAACATTAAGAACATGTGAAAATATATCATTGAGAGTAGCGGATTCCTTAATGTTCCCTACCACTAGAATGGCTTTACAAAACTCTATATCTCGCTACAACGTAGGAACTTTAGATGAGTTGTCTCAATTAAACATGCATGACTTTGGTATCTTTATTAATTTAGAACCAGATGAAGAAGAAAAAGCTCAACTAGAGCAAAATATTCAAGTAGCATTACAGCAAAATCAAATATATTTAGAGGATGCTATTGATATACGAGAAGTAAGGAATTTAAAATTAGCAAATCAATTCTTAAAATATAGACGAAAGAAAAAACAAGAATATGATGAGAAGATTCAACTTCAAAATATTCAAGCTCAAGCACAAGCAAATGCCGAAGCTGCTGAAAAAGCTGCAATGGCAGAAATGCAAAAACAACAAGCTTTAGCAGGAACTGAAATACAGATTAAAAAAGCTGAATCCCAATTCGAAATGGAACGAATGCAAGCTGAATCTATAATCAAGCAGAAACTACTTGAAATTGAATACCAGTATAAAATGCAATTAGAATCCTCAAAAGTAGAAAGAGATGCTCAAAGAGAAAAAGAAATAGAAGATAGAAAAGATAAAAGAACAAGAATAACTGGTAGTCAACAAAGTGAAATGATTGCCCAAAGAAAAAAAGATTTACCTCCAACAAATTTTGAGGAAAATAACAGTGGTCAACCTATAACTATAGATAATTTTATGCCACAATAACTTATAACTATTATATTATATTATGTCAGAAGAAACAATTCAAGAAGGGGAGTTTAAAGTTAAACGTCCCAAAAAACTAATGAAATCACAAGATGCGGATTTTAAAGTAGATTTAACTAATTCTAAAACTGAAGAAAATGCCGTTCCTGAGTCAGAACCAACGAGGGTTGTGTTACCGTCTAATGAAGAAAGCAAAGAAGAAAGGCCAGAAGCCGAAGTGGAATTGCAAGAAGTGGGAGAGACACACACCGAACAACAAGAAACTCCCATTAAGAGTGAAGAAAAAATAGAAGATACTCCATTACCAAAAGAGGTTGTGGCACAAGAATTACCACAAAGCGTAAACAAACTAATTAGTTTCATGAAGGAAACGGGAGGAAACATCCAAGATTACGCTAGATTAAACATTGATTATTCTCAAGTTGAAGATTCAACTTTACTTAGAGAATATTATAAAAATACTAAATCACACTTAGATTCAGATGAAATAGAATTTGTTATAGAAGACAAATTTGCTTTTGATGAAGGTGTGGATGAAGAGCGAGACATAAGAAAGAAAAAACTCGCTTATAAAGAAGAAATTGCAAACGCTCGTGAATTTTTAGAAGAAACTAAAAAGAAATACTATGACGAAATCAAGTTGAGGACCGACATATCACAGGATCAACAAAAAGCTAACGAGTTTTACGATAAATGGAAATCGAACCAAACAAAAGCCGAAGAGCAACATCAGTTTTTTAAACAAAAAACTAAAGATTTTTTCACCAATGAATTTAAAGGTTTTAAATTTAATGTTGGAGAAAAGAAATTTAATTATAATATTTCTAATACTGATGAAGCAGTTGAATCACAATCAAACTTAAATAACTTTATAGGGAAGTTCCTAAATAAAGACGGAAGTGTTAATGATTATGATTCATATCATAAAGCAATTTATGCGGCTAGAAATTCTGATAAAATAGCCCAACATTTTTATGAGCAAGGCAAAGCTGATGCTACTAAAGATATGGTTGCTAAATCTAAAAATATACAAGATGGGAAACCACGAACTACTTCTAACGGAGATGTGTTTATTAATGGATTAAAAGTAAAAGCTATTTCAGGAGCTGATGGTTCGAAACTAAAAATTAGAAAACGAACATAAATTAAAATTTAGAAAAAATGGCAGGATTAAGCCCGGTGTTGGGACCATATTTGGAACCCGCACAAAACAAAATGACATTGCAAAAGAATTATCTTACTTTTAACGAAGGTAATGAAGATTTCGCACAACAATACTTACCTGAGCTTTACGAGCAAGAGGTAGAAAGATACGGAAACCGAACTATTGGTGGTTTCTTGAGAATGGTAGGAGCTGAAATGCCTATGACATCAGATCAGGTTATCTGGTCAGAGCAAAATAGATTACACGTTTCTTATGATACTTGTGAAGTTATTGATGCTAATACCATATTAATACAAATTGATCCAGAGATAACAACGGCTGGTGGAACAGTTAGTTCTGAATGCGCTATTAAAGTAAATCAAACATTAGTTGTTTATGGAACTGCTGGAACTGGTGCTGGTAGTACACTTAAAGTAATTGTTACTGCTGTAGCCGCTGCTACTGGTGGTGGAAGTGCTGGTGTTGCTAGATTTGCTGAAATAACAGTTGAACCTTATACAGAAGCTGGTTTAACAGCAATATTCGCTGGAAGTGGATCTTCTGGAGGAGTTAACAGTGATGTATCTATATTCGTATATGGTGCTGAATGGCAAAAAGGTTCTGATGATAGTGCTTTATCATCTATTGAGCCAGAATTTACGCAGTATTCAAACTCTCCAATTATTATTAGAGATATCTTTGAAATCAATGGTTCTGACACTGCTCAGATCGGTTGGGTTGAAGTTGCTACTGAAGATGGAACATCTGGATACTTATGGTTTTTAAAATCTGAATCTGAAACTAGACTTAGATTTGAAGATTATTTAGAGATGGCGATGGTTGAAGGTGAACTTGCTACCTCTGGTTCAGGTGTAGAAGGTATTGCTCTAGGCGGTGCTTATACTGGAAATAAAGGTACACAAGGTTTATTCTCAGCTGTAGCTGAAAGAGGTCATGAGTATCAAGGATTTGCTGGTTCAGGTGGTGGAAACGCTGCTTTAACTGAATTTGATGAAATTCTTTCTCAGTTAGATTACGAAGGTGCTATTGAAGAAAATATGATTTTCTGTAATAGATCTTTAGCTCTAGCTATTGATAATATGGTTTCTGAAGTTGGTGGATCTGCACAAGGTGGTTCTCCAGGTGTTAATGGAGCTTCTTATGGATTATTTGAGAATGACTCAGCTATGGCATTAAACTTCGGTTTTGATGGCTTTAGAAGAGGTTCTTATGATTTCTATAAAACCGATTGGAAATATCTTAATGATGCTTCTACTCGTGGATTAGCTAAGGATATCGAAGGTGTATTAGTACCAGCAGGTACTTCAACAGTGTACGACCAAATGTTAGGATCTAACATCAGACGTCCATTCTTACACGTAAGGTATAGAGCTTCAGAAGCTGATGACAGAAGAATGAAGTCATGGGTGACTGGTTCAGTTGGAGGTGCTTATACTTCAGGTTTAGATGCAATGAAAGTTCATTTCTTATCTGAAAGATGTTTAGTAACTCAAGCTGCTAACAATTTTATGTTATTTACAGCATAAAAAAACAATGATGCTAGGGTGCTTCGGCACTCTAGCTTTTTATTATTATATTATATTATATTATGGAAATTTTAGAAAACACAGTTCCCGTTGTTAAAAACAGTTGGGAAATAAAAGATAGAGTTTATCTACTAAAAAACAAAAAACCTTTGACGTTAAGATTAAATTCTAAAAATAATCCTCGCCATCCACTAATGTGGTTTGACGAAGAGAAAGGACATCAAAGAGAGTTAAGATATGCTACAAACCAACCATCTCCCTTTGTGGATGAACAAAAAGGTCCTTCAACATTAGGTCATATTGTTTTCCAATCTGGAAGATTAATAGTCCCTAGAGAACAACAAAACTTGCAAAAATTACTTTCTTTATATCACCCATCAAGA